AATCCACGTTTCTGGTACAGGGTGTGGAGGCCCATTGTACCGAGCCCTAACGCCCGCGACTTTTCAGCGAATTTGACAGACCGTCCCATGCCGACCCGATGTTGAGCCTTTCGAATGAACTCGCTAACGACTGCATCGAGGAGGTGAATCGCGAGTTGGGGGACTGTACGTCCGCTAACAGGAGATTTCCAAGCACTAAACTCGTCATAGCGGCTAAGGTTGAGGCTGCTAAGGACGCAGACGAACGTATGATTTTCATCAGTGTGCAGGAAGATTTCTGAGCAGAGGTTTGAGGTTTTAACGGTCAGTCCACGATCAGTATAGCACTGCGGATTTTGGCGATTGGCGTTGTCAATGTAAGCGAGGTATGGTGAGCCACTCAGGAGACGAGTCTTGATGATCTCACCAAACAACTCTTGCTTCGCTGTGTCGCCAGCGATCATGGACTCAATCCATTCGTCAGTGACAGTCAACGCAACGTTCGAGTCAACAAACTTGCGAGGATCACCCTTGGAATGGTCCTTAGCGCGTAGCAACTCTGGGACATCGGGGTGATCAATCGGGAGATAGATTGCGAAGGATCCTCGACGTACTCCACCTTGCGAGACGACCCTCGCCGCCAAGTCGTACTGCTGCGCCCAGGGTACAATGCCGGTCGACTTGCCGCCACCGCTAATCGGAGCACCAGCAGGGCGAACATCGCCAAAGTAAACGCCAACACCGCCTCCATTCTTACTTAGCTGAGCGACTTCTTTGAGGTGACTGTAGATAGAAGAAACGCTGTCACTGAGGTGTACTGAATAACAACTAATTGGTAAGGCTCGACTCGTCCCGAAATTAGCAGCCACGGGAGAAGCGAGGCCAAGCCAACCGTTCCATAGACACGTAAACAGATCGTCAAACAGCGTCTCATCTTCGTTGATTGCAGCGGCTGCACGAGCAACCCGTTCGAACATTGCTCGAGGGGTTTCACCGGGTAGTAAATATCCAGCAGACAATGTCTGCATGCCCTCTTCAGAGAGCCATTCGGGTGCGATTGACATCAGGAAAGGACGAGATCAAGATTGCGGAGGTTAACGGTGGAGAAGTCCTGAGTGGGCTTCGAGATGTAGTTGCTTCCGTCCTTCGACTGAGCAAAGAAGTCGGTGCTAGTGGAACCAGCCATCAGAGGGTGGAACCAGTCCTTTATTCTTGTCGCTCCTTCACTGTCGAAGAGAAAAGTGCGATCAATGCCCAGAGCACGAAGGCGATCATTGGCACGAAAAAGGATGTACTGCTTGAGGTCATACGCTGTGATGTTCACGAGGGAGCGATTCTCAAAGATTTTATCGATAAACGCATACTCGTTCTGAATGACCTGTTGGAACCCTTCGTGGATCTCATTGATCTCCTCTTCGGTCAGGGGTTCCTCAGCGACAAGATCCTTGAAGAGGGCAATACCGCCGTCGCTGTGTTGTTGTTCATCCAGGGCCGACCAGGAGATGATCTGGGAGATTCCTTTGTACTTCCCGCTGAGATTCAACGAGAGGAGAGCCGCAAATGAACTAAAAAGGCTAACACCCTCTCCAGCACCCGAGAAAATAGCCAAAGCAACCTTATCTCCTCTTTCAGACAGGAAATAATCGATCTTCTGTCGGGCGACGGGGTCCCCGAGGAAGGCTTCGAACTCATCAATGCCAAGAGTGTCGGAGAGGAGGTTGTACGATTCTGCATGGACGACCTCGGAGAAAGAGAACGCACGGGCCATAGCAGCGATTTCGTGCTTGGGGAACATCTGGGGGATGCTCGCCCAGTGGTCTCCTACGTAGCATTCCAACTGGGTGAAACCACGGAGGATGCCCCCGATAATCTCACGTTCGTCGTCACTAGCATTTTGCCAGTCGCGGATATCTGATTCAAAAGAGACCTCCTGAGGGCGCCACACTGATGCGACTGCCTTCTGGTAGATCTCGAAGTATTTAGGGAACTCAAACTTCCCGTTCACTTTGTAGGGCTGACGGTACTGACGGAGGCTGGGGGTCATCCTTGGCTTTCAATTGCTTTTTTAGTTCACGTTGTTTTAGGTACTCGTCTCGACAGGGTTTGTGAAGCTCCTCGCTCCACCAGGACGGCTTCTCGCTGAAGTTCCAGACTGCGTAACCCTTCTCGCAGTTGATGTACTTGCGGTAGGCAGCTACCGCATCACCTTCCACTTTGTGTTCGTCGGGCATCGCCTGTGGAAAAGGCGTGTGATGTTTGAACATCTTGGATGGCAGGCCATGTTTCTCTTCGAACAGCTGTGCTAGCTGGAAGAGGGCAGGCAGGGCACCGTGGTTCTTTCCGTATCGCTCAGTGTAGGCAGCGCAGAGCCCGAATGCGTGAAGCAGAAGCCACGCGACGTTTGCTGGGTCTTCGTACTGCCAGAGAGTGCAAGGATGGTGAGCGAAACCTTTGGTACCGTAAGTGTCTCCCTCAGCCTCCTCAGGCTTCGTAATCAAAACGCCATGCGTCTTGAAAGCCCAGGGGCAGAGCATTTGGATGCTCTCGGTAGGCATCTTGACGACGAGTTTATCAGGCAGCATGCGAGCTGCGACAATGGGGTCTTCGTCAACCGCAAAGATGTTCATGGGTGTGGTTTGAGCTCAAGTAGTATAGCGGTGCGTGTTGCGGTAAACCGCCTCACCCCTCAAGCTTAGCGTACTCAGCCATCCGTTGACGCTCCTTGAGTAGAGCACCATTGTACTCTTCCAGGGCTTCCTTGACCATACGTGCTTTCTTGGCTTCGGCTCGTTGAGCGAAAGCACCCAAGATGTACAGGGCGATCATTTGGCCGACAACGCTGCCGGCCACGACTGTTAGAAATAGTGTCATTGGTTTCTTAGATTGATTGAGTATGAGGACGAGTCCTCCTCATCCGTACTTCTTGAGGTTCTTGCGCCAATCTCGCTCTTCTTTCTTTTGCTCAGGGGTCATCTTAGCGTAGCTCTCACGCTTGCGAGCGGCTTCATAGCGGCTTGATGCCTTGTAAGCGGCACGCTCAGCCTTGTCCAGCTCACGGCCAGCTTCCAGGCGACGCTGACGAGCCTCAACGCTCTGGTCACCTTTGGTCTCGCGGGCGGCGTCCTGAAACTTCTTTTTAGCGTCCACAACGGCACGCTCAGCTTCCTGCCAGGCAGGTTTGGTCTCAGCGGTTGTGGCCCGAGGCTTACGAGGCTTCTTGGCCATAAACTCTTTATCAGCCTTCTCTTGAGCAGCAACTCGACGATTCAGCTCTTCAGGGCTAGGGCGGCCAGCCTGTGGCTTCTTCGGCTCGGCATCCAACTTGGCCTTGGCCTTAGCGGCTGCTTTTTGGCCACCCACAACTTGCTTGTCAAGCTCTACATCACGTCCCTCCTGACGAGCCTTGGCGGCGGCGATTTTCTTGCGGCTGGCCTTCGGAGCGGTCTCCCCTGCTTTCGAACGGCTGTCAGCTGCGGCGGATGCTTCCTTCAGGAGACGGTTCTGTGTCTCGCTGTCGGCACCACGCATCTTGTCCTTGACCTTGTCCAGCTCCTCCTTCAGAAGACGTGCCCGGCCAGCTGTTGCGGACCGCTTGGCTCCGCCAGCAGCCTTACGAGCAGCTGCGTCCGCAGCCTTGCCTTCGGCCGTTGCACGACGCTTGCGTCCGCCCGCAGTCTTCGGTGCTTCCTTCTCTTTGGCACCGGCGGCACTTCCTTTTTTACAGGTGCCGCTGGTTCCGTAAAAGCTTCCGTCGGGACGCATACAACGAGTGAAGTCATATACTTCGTCACCCTCAGAAAACTCGTAGCTTTGTTCAGAAGCGGCGAGTTGGAAAAGCTGGAGAGCTTCCTCAGAGAAACCACCTAACATAGTGAGCATCAGATTCCGTAAGTCTGTTTTACCCTTGAGCTTTTACAACTCTCCACGCAGTAAGCCCTGCACTGACTGCTACAGAGACAATGTTGATTGACGCTTTTAGGATTTCGTGGAACTTCTCGTCGAAGGGAAGTCTCGTCCTATCAAATGTAAATCTTTGGTTGTAGATCCACTTCCAAAGTGGTACACGGACATCCTGTGGAACAACGGGGTTGAACCACCCGCTGAATTTTTGCTGAATGTCGACGGCTAAAATACCGTTATCATACAGTCTAACACGGGAGAAGTTCATTTCCCCCGTGTAGTTAACTGGTCTGCCGTTAATGTTATCAGCTACCCATACGCTCACGTCCGCTTGGACTGTCTCATGCTTACCTCGTTGAAACATCAAGTCAAGCTCGGTGTCCCCGTTGAGGAAATTGAAGCGTTGGCTAACTCCGTTGATGCAGACCTTTACATCACCATTTGGGAATCGTGGATCCTTCGTCGGAAAGGTCTGACATGTTAGAGGTTTGGGCAGCAGCAGGCTGGTTTTGTCTTTGATGACGTAGAATGCACCGATGCCGAGAGTGATAGATCCGCCAACCGCGAGAGTCGCGATTTGGCGTCTATTCAGCATGGCTGTTTCCTATTTTGAGGCTTTTACCCTCAGAGACCTTGCCCGCGATAACGCTTTTTGCGTCCGTTGCGTGAGGTGGCTGCGAGGTTGGTGTTCTTAGACCGTCCCTGGCTGGTCTTCTTGACCACCGGAGTGATCTCGAGCTTGTTCGTCAGGGATCCCTTGGGTTTTGCCATTTTCTAGCATCGTGATTTGATCTTGGATAGACTGAAGGAAGGCTCGTTCGAAAGTAGCCTTCCGCTCGTCAGTCTCGTTGAAGTAGCTCAGCCATTCCGCACACTCGCTGCCGTCGGGGGCTTCGAGATGGATGGTGGATGACCCGTCCTCATGGTCAGTGAACGACACTGAGAGGTCGTCCAGAGCTGAGGGGTGAGGCCACCAGATCTCTGTGGGATTGGCGTAGTCCATTTCAGTAGGTCTCGGACAGTTGGTTGATAGAGTGTGCAAGAAGCACAAAGAAGGCGACCGACGTCACAAGAAAGACCGGTGCTGCCATCAGAAAATGCCGGGAATGATTTGCCCGGTTACAGCATAGGCTCCAACGGCTGCAAGGAAACCGAGCATTGCCAGGCGTCCGTTGAGCTTCTCAGCACGCTCGTTATGAGTCTCGTAGATGCCGTCTTTCATTTGTTGTTCCGCTTGGGGGTCGATGTACATTGTCGGTTCCTTGGCCCACGCATTCAGCTGGCCGAACTCGTTCTTAGTAACTGCCACTGAACTGTGGGCGAAGTACACCTTTATTGTAATGAAACTAAACGTTTGGTAAACCTTCGTCCGGTTCTTGCTGGGACTTTAGGCGAGCCTTCTGCTCCTTACGGTTACGCAGCCACAGTTGGAAGTAAGCCAACTCGGCGGGCGAAAAAAGCTCCGGATGCTTCAGAGCGTTCTTAGCAAGCTTCTTTTTCTTTGTCATCGTTCCACCACGGTAATGTCAACATGCGAGTTGGATACGGCGGTGCAGAAGAACTCAGCGATCTGTCGTGAGTCTCTTCCGCCACATGTGAATACATCCACTGCTGCCTCGCCCCGCTCAGGCCAGGTGTGGATACTAATGTGTGATTCGGCCAGGAGGACAATGCCTGTCACCCCCTGGGGCTGGAACTTATGAATCTGGGGCTCATACAATGCTTCCAGACTAAAGTACCGCACCGTTCGTTTGAACGCTGAGAGGATACGGTCCTCATCATTCAAATGGTCGAAGTCCGCCCCGTGAATGTGGGCCAAGGCATGTTTGCCTAAGGGTCCAGCTTTACGTTCCAACTCACAAATCCTCCTTTGGTAAATGTATCAGGTAACCGCCACCTGTTTCAACGTGGGTAGCTTTGTTGAAGAAGAGGACCAGGAGTTGATCCTGAGCGACTAGCACTTCATACTCATCTTCGGTTTCAGCGTAGACGAAGCCTTCAAGCTCCTCCCCATCACTGGTTCGCAGCAGCCTCGCTCTTTTTATTCTGTGCGACACTGACGATCTCCGCTAGCTTGGTTCTCAACTCAGTGGCAGTTAGTTCCCCAACTGCATGGCCAAGATAAGTTGTACCCTCGGTAACCATGTACACAGGCAGGTCAATGGTGTAATCAGGATTGACAGCGTACCGCTCAGCCAGTTGGGCCAGGTGTTGCTCCCACAGGTTTTCGTTCGCGGGGTCGAGTAAGCGACCCAGCTCTGCCACCTTGAAGTCCGGCTTGGCCTCCAGATTGAAGATGACGTTACCTTCGAACGTAGCCATGTGCTCGCAGATGGGGCAACCGTAGTCGTAGATTTTAGTAATGCGAATCATTTAGGCACCCTCCAGCTCGGCGGCGATGTTGAGCAAGTTTGCTATCGCCTCTTCACGCCCATCGTATTGCGCAATGTCGTATTCGGAAGGGGTTTGAGGCAGCGGAACTACCATCTGATCCGCAGCAGCGCGGAGGGCGGCGGCGAGGCACTTACGGTCGGTGTCGAATGAGGGCTCGTTGTACAGCCCGATGCGATTGAAGGCGTCGTAGATTGCTCGCGCCGAGGGGGAGAGGTCAGCCATCACTCAGCCTCCAGCTGCGGCCCCGGCAGGCGCTCAGCGACGGGCACCGGCTCGATGGCGGGGCGGCCCCAGCGGGAGAGGACGGCACGAGCGTAGTCCTTGTCGGTGCTGAAAGGGTCTTCAAACACAGCAACGGCCAAGGCCATTAGCTCCTCATCCGTCGGCCCCTGCGGCTCGGGCTGGGCCAGGGCGGCGCGGGCTTCAGCCGCCAACGCATGAGTCTCGCTGCGATCATCCATCAGGAGCTGGCGGTAATGATCCAGCTCATCAGCCATGCGGGCGCACAGCGCTCGCCAGTTGGTGGGAGTGGGGTGGTTTTCAGTCATTGGTTTCAAACTCGAAGTACTCGTCAATGTGCAGCCAGATGGCGTCCCACATGGACTCCCTCAGGCCACTCTCTGTGGGCTGGTCAACGTGCTTGTGAGCACGACGCCAACCGTCACGGAGCCCTTCCTCGATGCAACGCTCAAGGAGGGCACGCTCGTTGACTCGCATCAGGCGAACGCCGCCAGCTCAGGGTACAGCTTGCGAGCACGAGCTGAGAACTTGACAACGTAGGAGTGGACAGCCTGCTTGGACAGACCGTACTTTTCTGCAATCTCGCAGTTGCGAAGCTCCTCGCGACCGAACAGGCCGAACTTATCACAGAGCACCTGGGCTCGCTTACTCGTCAGGTCGCCACAGATCTCGAGCATCATCTCCTTCACTTTGCCTTCGGGAATATCCATCGACACCTCCATGGAGATTGAGGGGTCCTCCAGCTTTCCACTGCGTTTGAGTGATTCGTAGCTGGTAGTGAACTTCGGGTGCTTTTTCTCCTTGCGAGCGAGCCCTTGGACTGCACCCCGGACGCACGGGAAGGCCAGGGTCATAAACTTGTATCCACGCTCGGGTTGGAACTTCTGGATGGCCTTGAAGACCCCCAGGCGACCCTCTTGGATGAGGTCGTCATAGCTGTGCTTGGAAGCCATCCAACCGTACTTGCGAGCGGTTTTGTGAACGAGTGGCTCGTACTGTTTAATGACGCGAGCCAGGGCACGTTGGTCCCCCGACTTGGCCTTTTGAATCAGCTCCAGCTCAGACATTTTCTTGGTGTTAAGCATGTATGAATCTTACCGCGGTTTGGGTGAGTTGTAAAGGGCGGTTAACCGTCTGCATGAGAAGCACCGCCTGAACACCTTATAACTATAAGCCCTTCCAAACCGACCTGAGCCGCGTTCTGTGTCAGTTCCTCAACTGACCTCACAGACCGTCCATGCTCAAGCCTGCCTCTTTATAACGTGACTCCCACGTCTGCCCACCTTCCTCCCCCCGAAGCGGGTTGATACACGGTTTTGCAGAATCTAAACGATTGCACACCAATCCTGCAAGGTCCAACTCGCGGGCTTCTTTCCCTGTGGACCAGTACAACTGATCATTAACCCAGCGGGCTCCGCACGTCCCGCACTCCTTGATTTCCAAGGTCAACCTCCGAATAGTAAAGGATTTGCACTCCAGACTCAACCAAGATATCACTGGCGATTTGGAAGTTCGCCCTCCACCTTTCCGGAGACAACGCCGGATTTGGACAAACGACCACCTCCACACCTGCCTGAATCAGGGCGGCAGCGCACTGACTGCAGGGTGGGAAGGTTACATACGCGGTGCAGGATTCTGTGTTAGCACCATTTTTTGCTGCGTTGAACAGAGCGTTCTTCTCAGCATGTACGACGATAGCCAACTTGTACTCTCTATTTTCGTACAAGTCAAGTGAGTCGGACAGTGTGGCTGGAAAGCCATTGTAACCCGTTGCCAGGATACGACGGTCTTTCACCAACACACAACCAACTGTCGTCCCAGGGTCCTTGGACCAAGACCGGACTTCCTCAGCGATGCGAAGGAAGCGACGGTCCCAGTGATCAAGAAAGACATTCGGCGACACCGATGAGGTCGTAGAAGTCGACGAGGGATGATCCGAAGTTGTTTGCGACATCTCGCTTGCTTTTGAAGTTCTGCCCGTAGTGATCAGTGGAGTCAACGAAGCCATCCCAGTTTGCTTGGAGCTCAGCTAGACCGAACTCCACCTGGATGAAGGAGAGGACCAAGGCTAGGTCCTCATCTTTCGCAGCGATGGCAAACACATGGTCAAGGGAGCACTGAGAGGCTTTCATCGTGGTTTACCAGTCAAGGTGAGTATAGGGGTGGGGCGAGGGGGTAAACTCAGCGGTTATCGCCGGAGCCGCTCAGAACACCACGTTCTTGACGAGAGCGGAGCTTATCCAGGTTCATCTGCAGGATTTCCTCCAGGTTGTAGTCCAGCTCGTAAGCCAGAACAGCCACGTACCAGCAGACATCCGAGAGCTCCTTGGCAATCTTCTCTCGGTCAGGGTCTGTAAGGATTCCATCGCCATCGCGGATAATCTTTTTGACCTTCTCAGCAACCTCGCCAGCCTCTCCCACGAGGCCAAGGGCGGGGTAGATGAAGTTGGAACCCATGTTAGGGTAGATGGCGGTCCGGAGAGCGCCGGTCTGATACTCGTTGGCTTGCATGTCGTTACTTAGTTAGATTCGTATTCAGTGTAAAGGAGGTTACCCTCCTCCATGTCCTCCCAACGGAGGTAAGCGTAGTTGATAAACACCCGGACCTCATCCAGGTCTTTCCGGGCGAGTTTGGCCCAGTGAAGGGCGATGTGGCTCAGGATCTCCACGTCCACATGGAACCGACGTATGTCAGCCATTGGGAAGCAGAATGTAATAGAGAATCCTTCCTCCCTGTCGTTTCGAATATAGGCGAAGACTCCGGTTAGCCCGAAGTACTCAGGGAAGTTAAAAGTCTCTTCTACACGATCCGTGTGAGTCAAGCAGGCAATGACCTTCCTGTACTCTTCCGAGCTCTCAGCGATACGCCGGAGATAACTCAAAGAGTCTTGGTAGGTGTCTGAGTGAGAGTGCTCGTGAGGGCAGAACAGAACGTTGGCTCCGTGGAACACGGTGGCGTAACGCTGTGATTGACCACGGCGGGCAACAAGGTCTTTGAGAAACGCTGCCGGGTCCTTTACCGGTTGTGACTTCGCCATGGTTTACGATGCGGAAGGGAAGAAGGCGTCCCCACTGGTGTGAGGATTCTTCTGCTGCTTAGTTCGAGGTGTCAACTCATCACCTTTCCTCGGGTACTTGGCGATGTTGTGAATAACCTCGTTGACTTTGTTCTTGCTCTCGAAAGAGAAGTCGCCGAAGTAACGGCGGACGGAGTCTCCCCCGTCCTGATCCGCCGGTACGCCCGAGGAGAGATTGCTCATTAGCCCAGAGGCAAACGAAGTGAAGGAACGTAGCCGTTTTCGCTCACACGGCGAACGCCGATGATGAAACGACCAGTGAAGTGCTCACCCTCTTTCGGCAGGATGTAAAGCCACTTCACGAGTTGCCAAAAGGGAACTAGGAAGAAGGAGTGCTCCAGGTCTTCGCAACCCTTGGCGTAAAGCTTGCACAGCAGGCGAGGAGTGAACATGGAACAGAAGACTTCCACGTCCTGCACGGTGCCGATCTTATCAGCGAGACCAGCGGGGTCATCGATGCAGGTGAAGCCTTCGGACTCAAGCTGCTGTTTTAGACGCAGTTGCTTCTGCGACTCGTATGTGTAGGCATCCACAGTTTCTTGGGGAACGGTGATAGTTGACATTGTCATTTTACCCCCTCCACCGAGTAGATCTTTTCGCGGGCTGCCTTGCGGAACTTCTCCGCACGGTCTGGTGAGTAATTCTTGTTTGAAAGCCATTCGTCATAACATTTGACAGAGGAAGAGAGTATCCTCTCATGGTCCTGCTGATTAACAGTGTCCAACAGGAAGCTGACCTCCTCAGTGATCTCACCTGTGGCGTGACGCATATTCTCCCAGTTCTCGACAACGTAGGTCATGCCGCCGCCGATCTTGAAGCCGTCTCGCATGATGATCATCTCCATCATGCTCTTGATAGTCTCGGGAGCGGTCTTGCCTCCGCTGTAGGAGTTGACATTCTCGCCATACCAGTCGATGGACTTCTTGACGGACTCCCACCGAAGCTCACGGAATCCTTGGTAGTAATGAGTGGACGGACGTCCTGCCTCCTCCCACCGACGCTTCATCTTGTTCATCAACTCGTAACAAGACGGGTCAACGCCAACGAAGTAAAGCGAGTTCAGGTGTTCCGCAAGGACCTCCGGCGTAAGCTCGGGAGTTTCATAGTCCTCAGCTCCTGTGCGGAGGGCGTGTGCGAAAGCCATCGCGTTGACGAGAGCCTGCGTGACGTCCGCCTTGAACCGAATCCTCTGCCGAGTCGTCCAGTACCGCACTTCGACCTGGAGCCGGTTAATTGCCGGATCTTCAGTGTCCGTAATGACCTCCCAGAAGCGATCAGTCGCGAGCCGTAAACACCAGAGGTAAAGAGCCTCCGGAGCGACGCCGAGTTTGTTGGCCAGGAACGGAATATGAGCACGCGGCCGCAGGTCTGGAGAACCCTCCGACGCAGTGCCCTGTAGGTGCTTCTGATTCTTGAATACCTCGTACTCCCGATAAGTTGACAGGATCTTGATGCGATCGATAATCCCGGGGTCAAGCTCATAGGCAAAGTTCGCATTCCAGTCGTTCGAGTTGACGATAATCGTGCAGCGGGGCCAGATCTGCTCAGCGTTCTGAAACTTCTCTTCCGCTTGAAACAGACCGTTGGTGATGAGGATCTTGGTCTCTTCGGCGGACAAGAACGCTCGCAGAGACTTCATGGCGGTGTCGTCTTTGTAAGCGACGTCAGCCAAGGCAGCCGCCTTGAGACCGAAGCGATCCTCGGTGGACTTGAAAGTGTGAGTGTTGAATCCGCACTTCGAGAAGGCGGCAGTCATGCCGTTGAACACGGTGGACTTGCCAAGGCCAGCGTCCTTACCGACAACCACAGCAGCCATACGAGCGGTGTGATCTACGGGAGAACTGAATCCAGGTGGCAGATGATTCGCTCGCCCAACGCCAACTCGCCCGAGGATGAGTTTGAGCAGTTCACGCTCCGCGTGAGGGAAGATGGTGAAGACATCCTCAAGACCAACATCGTGAAGGACAGGGTCAAACCACTTCCGAGCAGGAACCCAAAGACGAGGATTCCGAACCGGATGGTTCCCGGTGAGGGTGCCGTCTGGATCAAACGTTTGACCATAGTCGAGAACGTCATGGATGTTTTGGTTGGACTGAATCCGCTTCATCTTGAGCAGACGGTCCGTGAAGCAAAACAAGTCGTTCTCTCCACCCTTCGGTCGAAACAGCGGTTGCCAGAAGTCACGGACTTCGCTCTCGGCAGAGTCGAAGACGCCTTCAATTCGTTTGAAGTCCTCCAGTGTTGAAATATCTTGGAGCGGTTGGAAGCTCGACGGATAGGTAATCCCCTTGACTGCCGGAGGTGGAGCTGGTCGGAGAATCCTGTGATTGATGTGCTCTGCACCTTCGCAGAGTTCGATTGTGTAGAAGTGCGACTTCAGCAGGTCCACGCCTTTCGTGTAGAGCTCAGAAAGGTTCGTGGCTGCTGGACGCTCTTCAGGGTCTTTTTTGTTCTTCTTGAATCGCTCACCTCGTGGTTTGCGTTCTTTGACCTCGGTAAGGATACTCATTGACTGCGGGTCAGAGAGCGGTCCACCTGAGAAACGGTCTGTCATAAGTGGTTTCAGACGGCGTAGGCATTATAGCAGAAAAGGGAGCCCGGAAACCGGACCCCCTCGGTGTGTCAACTATCAGGTGTGGATCAGAAATCCAGGTCGAAGCTCTCAGCGTCGTGAACGAAGCTGGTGCACTTCAGTGTGCATTTCGCGGTGGCGAATCCGTTCCATTCCCCGTGTTCGCGAACTGCCAGGAAGGCAGGCTTGTCAGGGGTAACTTCCGGATCAGCTGCCAAGATTTTCTTCAGGGCAGCGTTAGGCTTCACCACACAGAAGTCGCTGATCTCGATCTCCACATCCGTCCACTCACCGTCGACTTGTTGACGAACGGGGGCAGTAAAGGGCTCGGTGATTACGGCTTGCATGAAGTAATCCATGCCGTATTGACCGTCCTTGGAGCGGATCTGAGTGATGGTATATTCACCGATCGGTAGGTAGGCAACCTTGACGAAGGGTCCTTGTAGGCGTTCGCCAGATGACTCACTACGCTTGGAGGGGTCACTTGCGACTTGGACTTGCTCAGCAATCGCATCCGGGTTCTCAGACAACAGAACGTCGAGGATGTCACCGGTGAGGCGATTCTCGAAGTCAGCACTGCGAACAGGCACGGGGAGGGAGAACAGAGTTCCTCCTTCACTGACTGCCACGTTGAGGACGGGCTCGGTGTACTTACCGATTTGCTCTTCCTTGAACGCGAGCTTGAGTCCCTTTTGGCCAGTGGCCACAGAGAGTTTTCCATCACCGACGGTGAGGGGGATATCTTCGTTGCCCCACCGCACAATCAGACCTTTATCCTCTGTGGAAAAGACTGTTGGGCTATACAGACGCTTGAAGGTTCCGTTTGCATCCGAACGCACTGTGAAAGTAGTGCCTTCTTCAGGGAGTTCGTTGCCTGTAAGACCTTTGTAGATGGCGTTGAGTGCCACCTTGTAGGTTTCTGGAAGAGCACGATTCGGGATGTCAGTAAACGGCTTGGAGTACTGACGAGCCTCAAGGCGAGCCCTGTTCTTTTCGTCCAGGGTGGGCAGAATCTTTTGAGTTTTCATTGTTAGCTTTGAAGGGAGCACACGTTGACCCGAGCCCTATTGCCCGGCGTGAGCTGATTGTATTATACCGGGGTGAGGGGGAGGTAAACCGCCGAGAACCCCCTAGTCTTGCCGCCGTCTCGAGCTGCTTTGGACAGGTTGCCTTGACTGAGGCTAAGGAACCTGGCGGCTGTGGATGCGGAGGGGAAGACGAAGCTGTCTCCGCTCTGAATGTGAGTGACTACAATGGGCTTCGAGTTTCGTTTGCCCTGGTTGTAGCCGCTCTCTTGAAGTTTAAGTCGCCCCCGAGCTGAGGGGCGTGAGCGTGATCCACCTATCGAACCGTATAGGGTGCCGACCCGTCGTCCGTTCTTTCGGAGAATCTCGGTCGGCAGATGATCGAATCCACCGCAGTGCCTCCCTCGATTACCTTTATGCCAGCCAAGATAGTGGATGCTTGGCGAACACACATAGAGATGCTCAGGTATGTTTCGCCCACCTTGAGACCGTGGTGGTTCGTGGTGAACGTGCATTCCGATCATTTGTTCATCAGTGAGTCCCCAGTGCTCTTGGGCTACCTTTCGGTAGTTAGGGGACTCCTGAGATAGCGTCAAGGACAGTTCAGGTTTCACGCCCCGATTATACCCCCCTGGAGCTCAGGTAAACCTACCCGCCCATTCGCTCCGTCCAGGCGTAGGCCGTCCAGTCTTCCACTGTCTTCAGAGAGTCGGCCTTCGTCTTAAACTTCTCACCCGCAGTTGTGTTCATCAGAGTGTTGAGGCCAGGAGTGCGAGTGGCCTGGATGCCCACGGTCACTAAAGCTCCGTCCTGAGTGTATGTCACGGACTTCACCTTGTAGTCTTCCATAATGGCGTCCCCAATTTTCAAACTAGGAATATAAATCACGTCTTGGGGCTTAATTCCTACTACAGCTGGGCACATGAAAACGGAGGTTTGAAACTCAACCCCCTGATCCTCCTTCTGCATGAATTGCTGCTTCTCCGGACCAACGTCGTTTTTAGAGAACTTGTTTCCTTTGACTGTACTCGGGGAGGAGGGATTCGTAACCGATTTTTTCTGAGCATCCTTCTGAGCCTGGTCCTGCTGTTTCTGAGCTATCAGCTTCTGTGAACCGGGGACTTTGGGTTGCTTTTCTTTGTTCGGTGTGCTTCCAGGTTGAGTTACGGATGCGTCCAGGCCCTGAGTCTGAGGCGGATACTGCATCGTGCGAGTGAAGGACTGAATGATGGTAGGACCAAGGATGTATCCATACCTTTGCTCACCTTTAGGCGTGCCCCCTGGGCCCGGAGGAAACATGACCGAGTCCTTCTTCTCTTTACCTTCCCACGATAACGGGCCGAACTGGTTTGCCTGGCCGTTGCTGCTGATGTTCGTTAACGCCAGCTTATCCCCTGCTTGCTGAGCTATATTTTGACGAATGGCACCGTAGGTCTGATCCTTATATTGCCAGCTAAGGAGTGATATTTTCTGCAAATCCTCCTTGCTTTTGTCGGAGAGTTTCACAGGTATGGGTTTTCCATAGGCTGATTCAATGTCATTCATTGCCTTCAGAAGGTCAATTCCTTTGGCGTTGAATTTCCCCTTACTGTAATCCTCCATCGCCGTGGCTCTGACGCCATTGCTCTTGAATGAGTTTTTGCAGGCAAGAGTGGTCTTGATCTGCATATCATTTCCGTAAGTGATCTCCGACCCGTTAAACTGAAACTTAAACAGAATATAGGGGCCGTTGACGTAGTAGAATCGGATTTGAATTTCTTCCTCGATTCCTTTCGTGACACACTCGTCATACACTTTGAATGCTGGTCCAGACGGGTTCCACATGAACTCCGCTGTAGGCCACTGATCTCCACCTAAAGTCACCGTTGTGTTATAAACGATTGACTGAGGTCCATCTGAATTAGGCAGGTTGTATGCCGACAGATTCCGGTCCCCCCACTTAACTTGAACCTGAGGTACGATTAAAGCTGCCATTATGCGAACGAAGCGTTGTTGACTCGTTGTGCGGCCCGTGAGGCGTAGTCGAAGACAAGTTCGGCTAGACGCTGCGGGTCTTGAGCACCGTTGATTGAGATGTTCTGATTGACTGTGGTGTGACCGCCCCCGCCGAACTCAGATGAGTTAGCAGTGACCGTAGCGATCTTGGCCCCAGCAGGAGCCATCATCCTCTCGTAGGCCATCGCCGCGTTGGCGTTGGAGAACATCGTAGGGTTCCCAGGCCCCTGGCCAAAGGCTACGTGGACGTGGTTGAAGTGGGCACCATACGCCAGAGGTGGAACCTTACGGCCATGCTTGATGCTGAAACCCAGAGGAGAGTAGATGAGCTCAGTCAGAGACGAGCCATACTTGGCAATCATCTGCTGAGCAAACGCCATCATCTGAGGCGTCGGACCGGTCGAGTTGGAGAAGTCCATCGCTCGCCCAACCCCGTGGTAGCCCTTGTCGCCTGGGCGGAAACTAGAGGTCACCTGGAGTCCACTGGCTGAGGCCATCCGGGCGGCGTTACCAAGGCTGCCTTGAGCACCTCCGAGCGGTGGAGAGAAGCCCCCAGGCATCATACCCATCATACCAGATGACTTCACCGACGTGTTGATTTGAGCCAACAGGGTCAGTGCTTTGGCGGTGTTGCTTGCTACCTGAACCTGAGTTGGCTGCGTAGCAACTTTGGAACTGACGGCCATAACCGCCTGCTTTGTTCCGCTGGTGCTGATGATGACGGAGTTGAGCAGCTTGGCTTGGTTGGCGGCACTAACTTTTGCCTCTGCCTTGGCCCCTGCTGCCAAGACCCGTGCGGCGTTGAAGCCGCTAACAAGGTAAGTACCGAGCGTTGTGATTCCAGCAGCGATTGGGGCAAGTGCCTGCTGCCAGGTTTGCCCTTGATTAACCTGAGCGGCCTTGACTCCGTTGGTGACGGCGGTTTGAATCGAGGTGACGGCAGCGGGCGACAGGTTCGCTGGTGGTGGGGGGCCAACGGGTTTGGGTGGAGCAGGGGGTGCAGGTGGTTTCGGTGCTGCGACGGGTTTCGGTGCTGCTAATCTGGGGGCAGGTGCTGCCGGCTTCGGAGCAGGGGCTACGGGACGGGCAGCCCTCGCGGGTTGAGCTGTGCTGAGCCGAGGTTTGGGGGCTGCTGCTGGCTTGGGTGCGGGTGCTGGTTTCTTAACCGGCATGCCCGTCTTCCAGTTGTACTCAATTCCGTTAACGACGTAATTAGTAGGTGCAGGGGCTTTTAGTGGCTTAGGTGCTGCTGCCGGCTTCGCGACCGGCATACCTGTTTTCCAGTTATATTCAATTCCGTTGACAACGTAATTCCCGGGCGATGGGGTTTTAGGTGGCTTCGGAGCCTGGGGAGGAATAGGTGGCTTGGGTGGCTTGGGAGCAGAGGGTGTAACCCTGGAACCCCTTCCACCTCCTTGGCCCCCTCCCCCAATCGTGTCGGCCTTGGTGCGAGGCTTGGCGGCTTGGGCTGGCTTGGCGGCTGTTTTGAGAGCTTGCTGAGTTCCTTTGACAGCGGCGGTTGTTCCGTTGAATGCGTTTCGGAGTTTTGCCGCATCTTCCTGAGTACGCTTCCAGGAGTCGGCTGTGTTCTGACCGATCTTGGCGGCATTTGCCGCCATCGCTTTTTCGCGATCCAAACGGTGCTGCTGCTGCTTTAGACGCTCCTGCTCAAAGTGATCGGCCGCACCCTTGAAGAACTTACCAACACCAGGGAGACCAGACAGGAACTTCATCAGCCCCGACATTAGCATGGCCTGGAACTCTTGGATTCCGTGGTACAACCACATGAAACCGTTACCGACCATCTTCATAGCTTCCCAGAGGGAGCTCAGGATGTAGTCACCATGACGGAGGATAGCTACCGTACCTAAGATAGCACCGACGATCGCAGCCAGAGGGAGGGCCATAGTGGTTGCGAATGTGGCTACGCCCGCTGCGATTGCTTGAGCGGCTCCAACAATGACTGGGGCCCAACCTGCAATGGTGGCAGCAAGAGCGGAGAACTGAATGGCTCCGAGAGCCGCTGACGCCCCAAGGTAAATGCCTGTGAGTACCTGAACTGCTTTTCCAAGGGCCAACAGAGTGACAATCGTGCCCGTGACCGATGTGCCAAGACCCCCAAGTGGTCCTTTCTCATCCGCTGCTTTGCCCTGGAAAGCCGCAAGGAAGCCCTTGAAAAGTCCCTTGAAGAAGCTGTATACGAGCTTGTCAATCGTTTGGAAGAACCGCTCATAGTCAAGGTTCAGGAGCCAGTTGGAGAAGTTGGCAATCGCCATGCCAATAGATTCTCCGACGGTTTCAGCGAGGGTCCCAAGGTTAAGGTCCCCTGCTTTCTTCAAATCCTCCAGGTCCATCCGGAACATGTGAATCCAGACGAGAACTTCAAACAGAGCCTCGTTTAGGAGTTTCATCGGGTCAATAAGGTTCATCCCCATGATGAGGGAGACGATCTCGTTGATCTGCCTCATCGCGTTCCCCAGGATATCCATCGTGGAGATCATCTCTTCCTGGTATCCGTACGCGGACTGGAAGACCTTGATCTTCACCTTCCTCATCGGGGAGATCACTCCACTGAAGGCGTCGGTGAATGTAGTGATGAAGGATTGGTACTGGGAGTCGAAGTTATTCTTCAGAGCCTCGATCTGCTCTTTTGGAATGGCCTTCTGCATGGCGTTGTTCAGCGCCATAATGAAGTCACCACCGGACTTCTTCAGCTCCTCCATGTAGAACTTGGCGAGCGTCGGGTTGCGAGTCAGCAACTGAACGTTTCGAATGTTCTCAGGGCTTTGACGAAGCTGGTTGAGGTCCATCGCCGCAATCTGCGGACGAAGGCCAGCAATCTGTGCGGACATGCCGAACAAAGCAGTGAAAGACTGCTCCATGCCGCCGGCTAGCTTCTTGCCGGTTTTAGGGTCAAATCCTGCGAGGTTCTTTTGGACAGCCTCAACGCTACCGAACGCCTGAATCTGATCATCCAGTGTTTGCTCAAGGATGGTCAGGTAGTCCTCCGTAGAACCGGGCAGCTGAGCGGCCACCTTGCCCAGCTTCTCCATCATGTTTTCAGCCATGATCTGGGACTTGGCGTAGTCCCCTACTTTGCCCAGAGTCATCAAGGTGCCGGCCATGCTGGTAACCGACTGCTGGGCTCTCTTTCCGCTCTCAATGAACCCGCCAATGGACCCTGTGAACTTCTGAAACGCCATAGTGGCGCCTTGAACCGCAAGGTTCGCAGTCGCCATAGCGGCGGTCATGCCCCAGAAGCCAACCCCTTTATCACCTGCTCTTTCTCCGGCCACCATGGCAGCAGCAGAGGGGAGACCTCCTCCTCCTCCTCCTCGTGGCATCTGGGGTGTCCCAGGTTGGCGAGGCATATTCAGGGTTTTGGGAGTCCGTCGGTTCAGGGCGTCCTGTGCGGATGTCACCTGGCCGAGAGTCCGCTTGTACTCCTTGAGCACACGGACATTGCCCTCGAAAGCCGAACGAGAGTTTTTTTGAGTGGCGGCCAACCGCTCGGCAGCCATGGCCATCACACCAAGCTCTTTGGAGATCGGTCTCAGGGTGCCCGAGAACTTACTAAACGTCCGCGTGAGGGAGGTGATTTGTGTGTTTAGTTTACGCAGGGACGGAGTGATCCCGTCCTTAAATTGTCCAACTAGGACGAATGTTTGTTGATTCTCAGCCATTATCGTGCAGCCCTCCTGCGAGCAGCTTCAGCTTGAGCTGCGGCGTTGATGTTAAATCGCGAGCTGCTACTGTTGGATCCACCTCCACCAGCACCGTCAGCACCGCCTCCACCTCCACCAGCACCACCAGATCCACCTTTTCCGGCAGCCGTGTTGCCTTTGTTGCCAGCAACTTTGGCGTCTTGGCCAGATGCCTGATCAGTAAACCGAGCGGGGTCTAAAGCTGCACCCCCAGTGGAAGCTCCTGCTTGGTCGATGCCGGTGCCTACTTGATACTTGGGGACCTGCTTCAAGGAGACGCCAACCATGGCTCGTGTGGCGTTGCCCTTTAGGTCCCGCATTTGCTCCTCAATTTCCACCTGCTCAATCACGAAGTATCCGTAGTTCTTTCCACCGCCCGAAGGACCAGCAAAAACGTTATAAACCGGCACGTTAACGAAGCCCTGGTCCGTGTTAATGCTGACGTCCATCAGCTGTTCGAGCTTGTCAATGTGGGGCTGAACAGAGCGACCAAGTGTGAAGCCCTCCATCAGAGCGTCTGACAGTGTCAGGTCACGCATGCCTTTGGCACCTACCACAACAGGAGGAGCGTTCGTGCCGAAGATGTCCAAGCGTGTTACTTCGGCCTGCTGACTGTAGCTAACCGTCCCGGGAGCGGTAATGAACACCCAGGCCTCCGAAGAGCCAGACCCTGCAGGAGTTGCAAGAACATCGCCACCGAAATCGGGAATGTTTGTGGATGTTGAAAACGGGGCGTTACCTAGGGCCGCCGCCGCAGGATCGAATCCGGCTTTGGCGGCTTCCGTAAGGCTGGTGTTACCTATGCCAGCCGCCTGGGCATAGTTACCGATGGAGGCGTAAGAAGCGTTAGCCGCTGAAGTGGTGCCGACTGAGAGTGCCATCAGAACTTCGCCTGTAGGGGCTTGACAGTGGAAGCGGACCCCAGGGAGTAGCTAGCCCCGAAGTTCTTACCTCCAACGTTGAGTCCTTGTGCCGGTGCTGCCAAAGCGGTTGCTCCTTTCAAGGCGTCCACTGCAGGAATGGAGGCAGCCGCAGCAGGGTCAAAACCAACATCGGTTGGAACCGAGGGTGAGGTCTGGGGCTGGGGTGCGGTCTGTGCCCCTGCGTTGGCTGGAACCAGAGTGAAGACAATGTCTTCGAGCGTGTAGGTCTGGCCCCCGTAGTCTGCCTGAGGCAGTTGCGAAGCCACGGAGTCAGGTATACTCTTGGAACTCCGGCTTGCTTGAGCACCGGCCCCGGCAGTGGTGACGGTGGACCCCAATCCACCCAGGAGACCGCCAACACTCTCACTTACAAAACTGGAGACCTGGCTTATTCCTGCGGAAGCAACTTGAGTGATGACAGCGTTGGCAAGGGCATTATTCTCATTCGGGGGCAGTGCCGAACCCAACTGAGTGAGCAAATAGTTCTCCCCCGCATTGAGTGCGAACCCAGAGCTCGTCTCAATGGTGCTGCCAAGTAAAGAGTTTACAGAGACGCTGGCCCAACCGGCCGAAGACGGATTAGGGTTCCCCAGATTCTGAACAGATGTTGAGAGTGAGTTCCCTACGTTAGCGATGACGGAGTTTACCAGGCCGCCAGTTACTGAGTTGAAAGAATTTCCTGCCATATCACTTCTTCTTCTTAGTTTGAGCGGCAGGCTTGAAGAGCTTGTCCTTTGACGCCTTGTCTAGGCGATACGCAAGGTGCCAGTCACCTACTTCGTCCTTGCAGAGCTCAAACTCGAATTTCTTGCCATCGTGCTCAAACGTCCCCTTGTATCCATCTCCGTCCTTGCAGTACCCGCCAGACTTGCTCGGCGTTCTGCCAGAAGAATCGCCAACGCTGCTCACTTCCTGCCCGAACACCGACTCGATGGCACTCTTAAACATGCGAGCGACCTTCTTGCCGTACTCCATGTCGGAGACTTCACCGAAGTCGTACTCGCTGTAGTCCAAAACGGGGTCCGGGTCACCGTGGTACACAGCGTCCAGGCTAATTGTCTCAATGTCGTCAAGCAGCGGCCAGTCCGCTGGATCAACCTTGGTCAGACTCTCAATCGCCTCACCGATCTGCCAGTCCTCCAAGTCCGGGGAGAAGGCGAAGGTGTCGATCTTGCTCAATAGGGAGATATCCCCGTCCGAGTAATCGTGAGAGAGGTGCTTAGTGTATGCTTCAGGGATACGCGAAAAGACTCCCCCGCTACCTTGCAGGAGAGTGTTTACCGCTCGAAGTGCTTGGACTTGGTATTGACTGTCAATCGAGTGCACAGGCCAGTCTTTCAGTCTGACTCTGTTTTACCCTACTTATGATGACTGAGAGGAGACGTACGTCTCCTTCAATTTTAATTCAGATACGGACTGGTGCTTCGATACCAACCGTGGCAAACGCCCGAAGAGACTGCTCGTAATGGTCCGGGCGGTTGTTTGGATCCGGATCGTTAAGAGTCTCAAGGAGGGAAGGGTAATTCGGATAGACTGCCTCGATATTCCAATCAGAATTGGCGTCACAGAGGTCAAAAAGACACTTGGGACTGCCCGGCGGGAGGTTATCCCCCATGTCACCATGAAGAACCTTGTACTCAGCCAGATTCTTCGGGTGGTCGAGATCGTAACCCATCTTGTGCATAGTATGCTCTTTGACGCCGTACTCACCGACAAGACGCTCTTGGATTTTCTCAGACGGGAACGGGATTCGCGTGTTCGCAAAGTAAACACGATGGGACTCATCGACCAGCTGCGACCAATCGCGGTCGAGTGTGCTGAGAAGTATTTGTCTCTTGTGGACGAGATCTTCTTTATTGTCTCTTGATGCGCGATAGATAGCACCCGCGAAGTCATCTGCTTCATAGCCTTCGTGGGAGTGGATCCCGTAGTATTTAGAGCAGTAGTCCCATCCCTCGTTGAGGATGAACCAGAAGTTTTCGGTTTTAGCACCACGATGACCCTTGTAGGTCGTGGGGATGTCTTCCAGGTTGACTCCCTTGGATTCAGCGTAGTCCTGCCAGGCCGACTGAACAACCTTCGACTCAGTCATGTATTTATCACGCCAATAGTTGCCCGTATCCTTGTAACGAGAGTCGGCAACGATGACGTAGCGGTATGGGTGACGACCCAACATGTCCGGGCCACGTTGAATTTTGGCTGCCCATGCAGCCCGAACCAGCTTCTTAGCAACCTCCTCGCTCACGAGAGAGGACACCTTGTCCTCATACCATCGCAGCACATCGTGAGTATACACGTGGAAGTCCACGACGACAATCGGTGCTGGGTCCTTTTCCAGCACGAAGATGTCCTCTAGTTTGGTCCGCGTAGGGAGTGCCCTGACTGTCATTCTTTTTTAGCTTTAAGTACGGCAATCTCCGCTTGGAGCTCAATCAGCTCCTTCTTGAGACGATCAGTTTCATCCACAGGCTTAGTATAGCCCCAGTCTAGGGAGTTGTAAACTGTCGAGAAGGTGTTGGCAAAGACTTGCTTGGTTGCTCGGGCGAGCTCACAGTGCTCGTATTGAGCAACACCCTCGTCATCGCGAACCCCAATATAATGGATCCAACTCCGGCAACTACCTGTAATATACAGACGGCTATAAACGCCTTGCGGGAGAACGAATCGGGCGATCTCCTTAGCAATCCCTCGTTGAATGAGGTCCTGATAGCAGTGGAGGGATACAGTGTAAGAAGTTTGGAAGGTATTCCACATCGCATCGGTGAGGTCACCCATACCTGCTGATACACTGTTTTGTCGGTTCTTGGGGTCTTGGACACGGGCTTCCTCTGGAACATAGAACATATCGTGGAGGGCAGAGAGACCCTCAGTGTGCTCCTTCATCACCTCCTGATTCTCGTACCGTCCGCTAAACTGCTGAAAACAGAAGGAACGGTGACGGAGAAGTTGGACAGCGATAGCCAACGGGGTGACCACCTCCACTGTCATGGTGGCTTGCTCGAAGACGCTCCAGTGCCCGTGCTTGGCACAGTAATTGAGCAGGCGTTCAACCTTGGGGTTGGACTGGTCTTTCGATGTTACGCGAGCGATGTAACCCATCATCGCTTCAGGCTCAGGGGTGTGAGTCACAAGGCGAGCCTTGCTGGAGCCTTCGATGAACCAGGGGTTGGTGTTTTTCATCAGTCGAATTTAATAATGTCTTCTGCCATACCGCCACGGATACCGGACCCTATAACTACGGGGTTGTTGTCACCGAAGTCGTAGCAGAAGGGGGTGCCGTCGTCGTTGAATGTAAGTATATCACCACCGCATCCGGGGTAATACGACTCCTCGGGCTCTTTCTTAACCGGCTTGATATGCTCACCCTCTTCGAAGATGTAACCGGCTGCGTGTAGAAATCGTTGGAAGTACTCACACATCTCGTCGAGGTCCCTCTCAGGGATGCTCATGGAAATCTCTACGTCGTTCGGGTCGATGTAAGTAAAAGTGAGGTTCATGCTCATAAAAGATCACGTTGAAAGAAGAGAGGGGCGGAGGACATCCAGCCTGTGCAGATGTACTTTGACCCGGTTTTGGGTGCTAAACCTCTGTGAACATATGTCCACGTTGCTGGAAATAGCAGGAGTCTGCCTGCCACGGGTTTGATTTTTCTGTCAAGGAACTCGGTCTCACCACCTTCCTCGACCGTGTTCAAATACCAGAGGTAAGTGAACAGTCGAGCATAGGTGTCCTCATACAGGTACGCGTCGTTATGCCAAGTGTAGCCCCCGTCTGGCTCCGTCTTTTGTATCTGGTATCCCGAGTCACGGGGGTCAATCACTAATGTCTTGAACTCATCAAGTAGCTCAAAGTAGTCCTTGGCGGGTTCCTTCAAGGCTTCATGTAAGACTTTATCCACCTCCCTCCACTCTTGTTCTGGTAAAGTGGAGATTAGAAGATCTAGCGACTTCTTGACATCGGGGCGATAACCTTTTCCGGTCTGCCCTTGATACTTACGGTTGTCTTCCTCGAACAAGTGGACGCAGCGTTGACAGAAGTCTTCCGAAAGGTTTCCGTCATAGATTTTAATGACGTCTAAGTCGGGGAAACCAGTGTGCTTGACCATTAGAAGTCAAGGTCGATCAGGTCAGCGTTCTCGGTAGCTTCGTCGAAGAGACCAGCCATCTTCTGCATCACCTTGAGTGTGCTGAGGCAGTCAGCTAGGGCGTCGTGGCTCTCCAGGCCGCTGAGTTTCGGGAGCTTCTGCCACTTGAACTCGCCAGGGTTCTTCTTACTTGCCTCACCCACCCAGGCAGAGTACTGATCCATCGCACAGGACGCACCAGCGAACTTGGGAACGGGCTCCTGATACTTCTGGAACAGATGGACGAGCAAAGCAATGTCGAAGTCAGCGTTGTAGGCCACGATGTGTTTGCCCTCCAGGTACTTGGAGATGATCTTCGCCACTTGAAGGAAGAACGGCTTGTCCTCTACCATCTCGTTGGTGATGCCATGGACTGCCTGCACCTCGGCCGACATTGGCTGAGCGGGCTTGAGCATCATCGTCAGGATGGGGCGGCCTGCGTTGTTGATCAGGCTGAGCTGGACAATCTCAGTGTTCGGGTCCTGCCTCAGGATTCCCGTCGTCTCCACATCAAGGATCACCGTGTTCGGGTCACTCAGTCGTTGAGTCGCCCACTCCTTCGCTGCCGTTTTCGGGTTCGATTGAGTCGATGTAGTCATGAGAAATCCTGTGTCTCCAGTCGAGTATTTTGCAGAGTGCCTCCTCCAGGGAGGTTGCGTATCCGGTTACCTTGTCGACGCCATCGGGGCCATCGTACAGGGTCCAGAAGAAGAGCTCTCGCCCGCTGGCGAAGTAGTTAACTATCTCAATCTTCATGAACCAACGGGAAGGATACTGAAGTCGTGGGTGCCTTTCAGCCCACGAGTTTTACTTTTGCCGCCGAGTCTGTGATATGCGTACACTGTTCCGGTGAAGGTTATGCGTGTGTTCTGCTCGAGAGGGACGCCGAGGCGTTTCAAGTGTCGCGTCAAGCACCAGAGGTGAGTGAGCGGCACAGACTCTCCGAGCGGAAGAGGTGTCACGATAAGGTTAACAAGGAGCACTGTCTCAAGGTGCTTTTTGCGTGGGTGGGAGCGGAACTCCTTTATCCTGCCCGTGACTTCAACGACGTGGTCCTCCAGTGCTTCTAACTCTTGCCGATAGTTCGGGGAGTAGATCCGTTCCTCGGCGGGGACGGACGTGCTGTGACTCACATGATGGGTAAGTTGACTCCAAACACAGTATACCTATGAGCATCGGTAAGGAAACCCTGCAGCTCACGAAGAAGGACTTCACGGAGAAGGTCGGTCGTATCATCGACAGTCACCGTGCGAACTCTAGAATTATTGGAGAACCAAGGGAGTTCATCCTCAGGTCATGCAGACTGAGTGACCGATGGATAAAAATGGCTCAGAAACCTGAGGTTACCTTGTACTGCCGTTATCAGGATCTGGCCGGTGGCCGGCGAATCAAGATGCTGTCGTTAGAGGCTGAAGGCAGCAAGCAGCCCGTGCCGAAGGGCAAGCTGGTCGAGGCTCTGTACCCCACCAAGAAGACAGCCTCCACCGCGACGTTAGAGGAGAAGCATTTCAACGCTGTTAAGGCAGCGATGCGTCGTGGGGTGGATCAACAGTTGAAGGATTACAAGGCGAACGTGTCGTATCCAATCGAGTGCCTCGTCACTGGACGGCGTCTGATTCGTGGGACGCGAGTTGACGTTGATCACCATGGGAAACCGTTTGCTCAAATCGCTGATGAGTGGGTCGCTCACAACATGCTTTCTTACTCGGATATCGTACTCTGTGGTCCTCCGACAGGAAAGAGGATGAAGGACGATGTTCTCTGGCTTTCATGGAAGGAGTGGCATCGCGAGCACGCACGCCTTGCTGTTGTCTGTGCGAAGGCCAATCGTTCAAAAGGCGCCGCAGGTTATGCGACGCCCATAGAACTCATTGGCTCGTTCAAACCAATGGCAGAGGATGAAATTGACCTGGACTTTTAGGGGCCAGGAGCAATGTTGGGGTTGAAAATATAGAGTTCAGATTGAGTCGTTGCCGAATTGATTTGGCCGGTCATGGATACGACTTCCAAGTCCATAATGTCTTGGTAAGACCCCAGAGTTATGCCGCTGTAGTCAGCTGTGTCAAGGCTAGTGATATCACCTGCGGTCGCCAGTTGCACAACCGAGTAAATCCGGGCTTGAGTGTCAACGTTTTGAGCAGCACTTGTCTCAACCGCAGCGATTAAAAACTGCTTGGCTTGCAAGAGAGACAGGTCAGGGTCAAACGAGGAGGTCACCCAGGCGTTGTTAAACCAGTACAGTTCCTGCCAGTCTTCGGGCGAAGGCGGTAGCACCGGAGTGCTGGCAACAGGGGGTATGGCACCCACTGTAGAGATTACGATCTCATCGCCCAAGGTGTAGAAAATTCCACCGTAAGTCTGTTCTTGGGCCGTGGAGTAAACAACAACAGGGTTGAGGTAGGCATCGATGATTGCCTGCCCCTGGTTTACGTACGACTGGTAGGGAGAGAAGTCGGTGATTCGCTCCGGTGGTGGAGCGTACCCAGTTTCGTAGTTTGCAACGTATTCAACGTCGCCATTGGACCCATACCACTGAACAGCATGGATAAGAGGATCAATACCTGTGTAGTCAATGCCGAAGGCGGAGTAACCATTGATTACTGCCGAGCCGTCAGTAGGAATGAGTGAGTATCTAGCCATCAGAGGAAGGTAGTAGGTCAGTAACTTCGTTTTCAGAAGGGAGTTGAGAAATTCTAGCACCAACGATCATGTTGGCTAAGATCGTGTTTGTGACATTGGATTTGTCCACCATTTCGTTTCTCATGCTTTCTACGGCAGCACCGGTACTTCGTTGCTGAGCAGAGTTTTCAATCAGCAGGAAAGGCATCGCTCCAACAACACACATTTGCTGGTCGAGTTCTTTCCCGCTGTTGACATCGTACCCTCGAATGGTGGTCCACCAAGCACATTCATGCTCGATGCAGGGTTTCCGTAGTAGTGGGCAGGTGATTTTACGTGGCATTAGTTTTTGGACGCGATAATCATGTCGTAGTATTTGACCGCCAAGTTGATTGCGTTTCCGGAGAAGGAGGCAGAACCACCCACACCTCCGGTCACAACATGACTGTGAGTTAAAGGATTTCCGTCGAAAGACCCATTCCCAGTAACGCTATGGTTATGGCTAAGGGGGCTTCCGTTGAAAGTTCCACTTCCAGAAACGCTGTGGCTATGGCTCAACGAGTTACCGTTGAAAGTTCCACTGTTTCCACTAATGGAGTGGGTGTGTTGACCGTTGCCACCAGAGGATTCCGTTTGCGATGAGGTCTGATTATTGACCCCGCCGATTGTTCCCCCTTGGCTTCCACCTGCGGGCCTTTGTTGGTAGGTGTGTGTGTGACTGGCGATCTGAGTGACAGAGAGGGTCACAGGCCCAACAGTGGCACCAGAAAGAGAAACAGTACCCGACGGTGTTTGGTTAACCGTGTTAGTGTTAAGACCGGACAGGTTCACACTGCCGGAAGGTGTCTGGCTAACCGTGTTGGTGTTAAGACCCGACAGGTTGACACTTCCCTGAGGAGTTTGGCTAACAGTATCAGTAGAGGCTCCGGTCAATGCCAGCCCTGAAAGACTGATATTCCCGGTTACGGGCTGAGAGGTAAAGGCAGTGGTGAAGTCAACTGCCCCACCAGTAAGTCCCCCCTGCCCACTGACGATCCTAAGTGCCGCGTTATTCGTAGTTGTAACTTTAGTCCAACCCGTTGGGGCAGCGGCGTTTCCGAAGGAAAGTATGGTTCCACCGGGAAACTCTGAGGAGGGGCCAGAGCCATTGGCAGCAGCGGTGATACGACCGTACTGATCTACCGTCAGGTTGGTGTTAGTGTAGCTTCCGGGAGTAAGGGTAGCCCCAATCGGCACCAGACTTACAGTTCCGTCAATTGAAATGGCAATCCCGGTCCCCTGTTTCACTGAGCCTGTGACTCCAGGACCCCCAGGGACCGCCATCAGCTGGGCCTGATTAAGCGGCATGCTTTTTTACAGTCTCGATGACGGGTTTTACCCTAGCTCTTGGTGCAGTGAATGACGTCCTTATACCTGACTGAGAACTGAGCAGTTGCCGTCCCGGTGAAACTACCGCTGGCACTTCCGGAGACCGAGCCGGTAACCGTATGAGAGTGAGACATTGATTGACCGGTGAATGCCCCACTCGCAGAGCCCCCCACAGAACCTGACACAGTGTGTGAGTGAGACAACTGTTGACCGGAAAACGTTCCAGTGTTTCCGCTGATGCTATGAGTATGCTGGCCGTTGCCACCGGTGGCTTCCGTTTGCGCTGAGGTCTGGTTGTTAACACCACCCGCTCCTCCACCTTGGCTTCCACCGCTCGGCCTTTGTTGGTAGGTGTGCGTGTGGCTCGCAATTTGGGTTGTGGTCAGTGTCATGGCACCGATGGTTGCACCGGACAGAGACACGGTACCTGCCGGAGTCTGGTTAACCGTGTTGGTGGTGGCACCGGACAGAGCTAGGCCAGAAAGACTTACGGAAACTGTTCCCTTGGGGGTCTGATCAACTTGGTTAGTTGCTCCACCGGAGAGAGAAAGACCCGAAAGACTCACGCTGACTGAACCTGCCGGCGTGTAACTTGCAAAGGCCGAGGAAAACGCAGTGTTGCCGCCAGACCCACCACCGGTGCCGGACACTAGACGCAGGGCGGCATCGTTTACATCTGTTGCTTTAGTCCAACCAGGAGGAGCGGAAGCTTGTGCAAAAATCAAAGAGGTCCCAGCGGGGAATCCGTCTCCTCCTCCACCCCCACCTGAGGCACTAATGGTGACAACACCTACGCCGCTTGTAGGGTTAATAGTAACGTTCGTCCCGGCTACTACCTTTGTAATGTTGCTGCCCGCGTCTACGGACACTGTCCCATCGGCTGAGATGGATATACCTGTCCCTGCTTTAACGGAACCAGTTACCCCAGGACCACCTGGGACCTCCATGAGTTGGGCTTTACTTAAAGGCATTGCTATAGTGGTTCGTAGAACGTTTTACCCTCAGGAAACCCCGAGGAAGACTCGACCGGAGAAGCTGGCTCCCGTGGGAGGAGGGGAGGTGAACGTCACAGTGGAGCTTGTGTCAGCGTAGTTAAACGATGTAAGCGGAGGTTGAGAAACACCACCAACATCGAGGAAAAGGCTGAGAGTTTTAGCAGACGCTCCTAGCTGGGTTCCAGACACAGTTAGGACAAATTGAGTTTTGACCCCATTAAATTGGGACGAGATATCATCAATGAGTTTTATGGAAACCGTGACACTTGGTTCAGGTCCAGGTCCAGAGTTTACGCTTAGAGTTCCATCAGGCGTGATAGCCAGGCCGGAGCCAATTTTAACCCCACCGATAACTGTGGTTGTTGCCGGGGCCAAAGTAAGGGCACCCGTGGACTCCACCAAATTCAACCCGAAGTTGGGGGCGACAAACACACCTCCGATGTCACTGGAAGTGGCAGGGTTCAGAGTGATCTTAGACTGAATGCCGAAACCTCCAAAGCCAAGCCCAGTGACTGGCAGGTTTTGGACCGAGATGCCGTTGACGGTGGACCCGATTTGAGTGAAGGTTTGGCCAAGGTCAGCTACAATCTCTGTGAAAGCGGACTGGGAGTTGGTTGCCGCAAGCCCCGGGATGGTCGCGACGGAAACATTCTGGGCCGCAACTGCTGCCTGGTCGAAGTCAATCGTGATCCAAGCAGCAGGGACGTCCTGCTCTCGTTCAACAACGAACCAGTCGCCGGGTTGAACCCCTGTCGGAGGGATTTGTGCTCCAACGGGCCCGAAACCACCACCGGTCACCACGATGACGTAGTAGTTGTCAGGAACGGCAGTGGCTAGAGGGGCTTGCTTTCCAACGAGGAAACCCCTGGCAGCACCAGCAGGCGTCGTCGTAACCATTGTACCAGTTGCCGAATTGTAAGTTCCGGCCAAAACATTGGAGCCAGTCAGGGCATCGACTTTCCCGTTCAGGGTGCTAATAGCTTTCTGAGTAGGAGCGATTGTTTCAGACTGACCCGTTATGTCATTGGTAAGTTGAACCAGTCCGCGTCCACCCGTGGTGGCTTGATCTACGTTGATTGTCAGGGTAGATCCGTCGTACACACCTGACGGAGGATCGGTTACTTTGACAGTGACACCGGAAGTGGAGGTTTCAGCGAACTCCACTCGGTCCTGTACTTGAAGCTCAATGAGCTCAAGGGCACGTTGAACGTTAGTAGCCTGCTGGATTCCCAGAATTGGGCTGACCGAAATGTCGATAGCTTTGCTACCTCCGCCACCACCACCGGAAGAGTTTATGGTTCCGTCAGCATCGATTGTGATATTCCTGCCTGCCTTAACACCTCCGATTGTCAGTCCATCAGAGGTAGGAGGAGCGAGAGTCAGTCCTCCGTCAACTCCAAGATTAAGCCCTCGGTTCGGGACAACGTAGACACCACCCAAATTGACCGACGTTGCCGGCTGCATGTTGATGAGGCAGTTCCGGGAGCTGTTGTAGGTGACATCCAGTCCAACTGATGACGTGATTTGTTTCGTAAAGAAGGCGTCGGCAGCTTGCAGCTGTGCGATACCATCCTGAACATTCGTCGCCGTTAAACCGGGAATCGGGGCCAGACTAACAGAGGAGGCGTCAACCACGTAGGTCGGGAAGTCGATCAGGAACCAAGTGTTTGTGGCGGTGTCGGCCTCCACAATGTACCAGTCGTACGGACCCGCCGGACCTTGGCCACCTGGCGGCGTTTTGTTTCCGCCAACAGTCACGATAACGTAGTAGTTATCGATCGAAGGGGTTGCCGGTGGGCAGTTTTGACCCGGGGTGAACCCCTTGAGGGCACCGGCAGGGGTCACGTAAATCATTTCACCCTTGGCCGCGTCATAAGTTCCCGCAAGGGTGTTGACGCCAACCAGGGCTTGAATTTCGCCTTGCAGGTAAGCTCCCGCCTTCTGGGTGAGGGCCAGAGACTCTGAGTTCCCCGTGAGATCGTTAGTCAAGCTGACAACGCCCACTCGAGAAGTGTTGGCTCGAATAGGGGTGAGACGAAGCTGGGTGCCTTGATTTGAGTTAAGATCGGCCGCCGTAACCGTGACAGTAAGCCCTTCATCCAGAGCCACTGCTGTCTCGATTCGGTCTTGTGCTTCCAGCTGTAAGCCCTGAAGAGCTTGCTGAACATTACTGGCAGTGGAAAGACCCTTGATAGGGCGAATCGTGATGTCATCTGCCGTGCCACCACCCCCACCACCTCCGGTGGCATTGAGGGTTCCGTCAGGGTCAATCGTAAGATTGGATCCTACCTTGATACCACCCAGAAGATCCTTGGTTGCAGGTGCCAGAGTCAGTTGGCCTGTCTTCAGCAAATCCAAGCCTCTGTTTTGAGGAATGAACACACCACCAATGGTGTCAGTTTGAGCCGGGTCCAGGAAAATCGTGCCTTCCGTCGTAATCGGCCCACCAGTTAAGCCGACTCCCGTCCTAATTTCGTAAACGGTTCCACCGCTTGCGGCCAAGGATTCAGACCCCCCTCCGCCAATCTCAACCCACTGGGCCCCGTTTCCGTCGCGATAGTAGATATAGAAGTATCCGTCTTCATTGTCCCACCACAGCTGCCCTTGATAGGGGTTTGTGGGTTTGGTCTCCGAAATAGTAGCCCCACCAACTGGGGTCCTTAGGTATGAGCAAACCTGCTGAAGAGCCGACTGAACATTGTTGGCGGAGAAGCAGGAGCCTCGAGAGTCAAATGTTACATTTCGAGCTACAACCTCTGAGCCAGTGTTGACACGAGTCCATCTAACGATATCCTGAAGAACCCAGTCACCGTTAAAACAGAAGTCGTTGGGTGCGTTAAAGTCTCCCCCGACGTAAGGGTTTCCAGGGACATTAACAATGAAAAAATTACCAGCGTTGACTCGCTCCGGAAGGGGGAGCTCATCCCCTAGCTGATAACCTAGGAGGACACCTGCTGCACTCACAAAGCTTATGAAACCTTCCTGAGCGTTGTAGTATCCACACCAAGTCAGGTTTTCAACGTCAATTCGGTCGAGCTCGTTTTGCAAGTAGTTAAGTGCGTCAACTACGTTGTCCCTGCGAGGGACCACACATATGGACAGATTTCCAATTTGGTCTTGAAGAAATTTGCCCGCCCGAGCAGTTAGAGCTTCGGTGATGTTTGGTGATGTGGTTGAGTCGTTAAGTCGAACAACACCCGGTATTCCTACTGCTGCTTGCCGTATGGGGACGTTAACGGCATTCTGAATTACACCTGTAACGTCAACAGTGATTTGAGGGACCGTCAGGTCATCGCCGTAAACCCCTGCAATCACCCCAGTGGCGACACCCACAATTCTCCAAATGCCTGACGCAGAGTCCCAGCGGTACTGAGTGACACCGGGAGGGCAGGGGGAGGGGAATACCTGGCCGTTGATGGGATTGTCAGGGAAGTTTAGAAGAGCCATCGGTTATCAGAACGGAGTCAGGTCGATTTGGACACGACCCCAAGTATTCGGGGCGTAGCAGAAGTAAAGATATCCAGCACCCCAAGCGATTTCACCGGTGGTACCAGTGGAGGCGGAACTAGCTGGAACAAAACTGGTGGAAAGAACCACGTTGCCACCAGTCACCGTGAGTGCGTTAGACCCAGCAGCTCCCCCCGAGTTAATGGTTACTTGACCGGTGAGTGACGCAGAGTCAATCGGGGCGTAAGTGGTAGCTGCAAGGGAAGAGGTCAACAAGCCTGCCGCCGCCGCTGACCGCCAAACTGGCAGTCCGGCGTTAACACTTAAGATAGTACCGTTGGCCCCGATCGGAAGCGAAGCGGGAGTGTTGGGTGCGGAGGCGAAGACCATGTCACCGGTCACGTCAAGCAACGTGGAGGAAACAGTGCCAGGGAAAGTTTGACCGGCGGCGAACGTAATCGCCCCTGTCATCGTACCGCCTGCCTTTGACAGAGCCGCCAGGGCGGTGTCATTAGCCGCCTTGACTGCCGTGGAAGACGCCGCGGTCGTGGAGCTTGTGGTGTTGACAGAGTTGCTAATCGAGAAGACGGAGGAACCATCGTTGAAGATGACTCCATCACCGGCGTTCTGGAAAGTCAAGTCCCCTGTGAGAGTGCCGCCGGAAAGAGGCAGGGCGGTATTAGCCAGGTCGTAAGCAGACTTGACGGCAGTGCTTGAGGCAGCTGTTGAACTCGAGGTGGTGGAAACACTGTCGCTAATGGCTTCAATAGTTGAAGCGTCATCGAATATCACGCCGACACCACTGCCGAACATCGTGATGTCGCCGGTCATTGTACCGCCGGTCAGAGGCAGTGCACCAGAAGCGACTAAAGTCTGAAAAGACAGGGTCCCAGAGCCGTCTGTCGTTAGAACCTGCCCAGTTGTACCGTCGGCCACGGGATAGGTAAGGCCACTTGCCGTCAGCTTACTTGCGATGGTCATCCCCGTGGAGTCGATCGATCCCCACACTTGACCAAGTGTGACGTTTGTGAATTCAATTCCTGCACCAGAGCGAATCCGAAGAGAAGCACCGGTGATAAGAGACCCAATCGAGGCGCTTTGACCACTCAAATCCACACTGAGGTCAAGCAGCTGACCGATCAGGACTCGTGGGAAATTAGATGACCTGGCATCGATGTTGATTCTGACGTCGCCCCCGCCACCGGGGCCAAGCATCTCAATCTGTGCATTGTCAATGGTATTACGGTAACCGCCGACGGTGGGGCCTGTGAATGCGAGGGCAAGGGAAGACGTAGCCCCAGCAGTCAGAACCTGCTGGATGGTCGGGGTTGACCCAGCGGTTGCAGACAGGGTGCCGTCAGGAGCAACCGATAGGCCAGTTCCAACTTTGACACCTCCGATGGCTCCGGTTGTAGCAGGAACCAGACTCAAGATGCCGTCGGAGTCAATGGCTACGCCTTGGTTCAGTCCGGCTCTGACACCCCCTATATTCCCAGCGGAAGGGGCTGCCAAGTTAAGGGTCACGTTTCCGGATGTCCCGCCCCCGGTTAAGCCGATTCCGGCCGTAACTTGAGTGATAGTTCCTGTGCCACCAGTGGTACGCAGAGTTCCATCACTGGTGATTGAAAGTCCGAATCCTACTTTAACTCCACCTATGGTGGTGGTGGTTGCTGGAACGACAGCCAGGGAACCTGAGGAGCTCACACTTAAGCCAGCTAAGCCGGTTACGGTGTCAACCCAGACTCCACCTCGTGCTGAAACCGAGTTGCCAGCCGCCAGGACTGACACAGTGCTCCCGATTGGTGTCACATTGGTGACAGAAATGCCAGTCCCCGGTTGAATAGTATACTCAGCGGCTGAGCGAATAACACCCAGACTGTCAATGGCTATACCCGACCCCGCCACTGTGCGAACCCCCCCGATGGTTGAGGAGGTAGGAGGGTTGAGGGCAACTATGACGTCAGTTGTCCCTGCAGTGGAGATTCCGTTGGTTCCCGTGATGGTTTTAACGACACCGCCTCCGGCAGTGGTGCTGATTGTTCCGTCAGCTGAGATAGTGATTCCAGGACCAGCTTTGACTGCCCCGGTCACACCGGGACCGCCGGGTGGGTCCATGAACTGTACGGTTGTGAATGTCGAGGCCATGTCTTCGCTATTCTAGAAGGATTTTACCCGAGAGCAATCTCAAGAATGGCGTTTAATTCCTCGCCAGAAGTTGCTGATTGAAGTTCAGACGCTACCGCCTGTTTTTGAGCCGAGACCTCAGAGACAAACTCTAAAGCCGTTGTTTGAGCCTCCGTCCGGTCTCCAATGGGGAGACTTAAAGCCAGGTTGATGTCCACCTCAGTCATCCCAAGCTCCGCTAGCCCGTCGCTATACTGGGCGTTCCAGTAGGCTGAGTTTGAGCCGAGAGCTGTAGAGCGAGCCAGGTCAAGATCGTAATCATAGACAGGGTCGCTGCCTGAGAGATCCACTGTCAGGGCGTTAAACACCCAGCGGGCATTTTGAGGCAGAGAGTCACTCTCAACGATCTTGTAAGGAATTCCCTGGTCGGCTAGAACCTTTTCGGCAGCCTCTTCAATCTCATCCAAGCAAGGATACATGATGCAGAGGTATGGAGTCCCTGTGGAGAGGTCGGGGTAAACGGCTACTTGCATGGTTAGTTAGAAAACGCGAGTGTCAAGTGCTTGGAAGTCAAACTCCTGAAAACAGCCGGCACCGCCCGGACCGTTGGAGTTCCAAGTGTTCCAAATAATAGTGTTGGATGATCCTGTATTGTTAAGCGTGTAAATGCTTTGGGACTTCAGATCAATGGATGTGATTGTTTTTCCAGTGTAGTTCAGAACGGTGGAGAGCTGAACATTGTCCGGAGTGCCTGTCTCCCAGAATGTGTCAGCCGCTGTGGTTACGGCATAATTTGTGTCTGGGAGTGCCCCTACGTAAGCAATTCTGGCCACTGGGCGTGGACCGCCCACGTAAGAGATCGAGCTAATGTTAAATCCTTCCTTCAAGGCGAAAGTCGGAACAGGGGCGGTGCGGTTGTTTGCGAAACAACCCCAAGCCACTACACCGTTCGAGTAGATGTTAGAGGCCAGTGAGAGCAAGCCGGCTCCGTCAACACTAAGTCCGCGACCGACAATAACTCCACCTATGAGAAGAGTTGACGCAGGACGAAGAGCAATCGTTCCCGTCTCAGTGATAGGGTTAGGGGCCCCGATAATGCCGTCTACGCAGTTAATAGATTTAACTGTTCCTGCGTTCCCGCTGATTGTGCCGTCAGGGGAGATTGTAATATTGGTTCCTTGCTTGACGCCACCGATTGCAGTTCCTGCGGGCGGAAGGAGCTGAATCGTTCCCGAAGAGGTAATAGGAACGTTGCTCGGCAAGTTGGTAGACAGTCCAGTACCAGCCGCAACGCTCAGAACCGTTCCTACGATATTGGGAAGTCCGTCAATTTTGGTCTTATCAGCTGCTGACATGGAGCCAGGAGCACTAATCGTGGCGGGCAAAATGCTCACCACCGGATTATCGGTATTGTTGGTTACAACGATCGGAAGTGATCCGCTTACGGACTGAACACCCAGGGGAGAGTAAATAAGCCACGCATTTTGACCGGCAACCCAGATGTACTGAAGGGAGCCTGCGATAGCCGGACTAGGGTAAAGCTGCCCGTCAACAGGGTTTATAGGGAAGAGGTAAGCCATTAGGTGATAGCAAGTCCGTAAAAGGTGTCTCCAGACTTAGGAGCCTGAGTGAATACAATTTGGCTACCGCTTACGCCGTACCCGTTTCCTGGAATCAAAATTAACCCATTGATATAGATCATGAGTTGGTTCGCTGACACAGGGATGTATACGGTACCGTCAAGGCGTTGAAGAGTGAAGGCCGTTTGGGCTCCATTGAACCCGGGAGAGATGTCGCGGAGAGGAATCAGACCTCCGGTAGCGTTCAAGGTGCCGTCTACTGCGACGCTCAAACCTTGCCCGGGACGAACAATCCCTGGAAGGATTGCAGTAGCTACTTTGGCATTCAGGAGGCCATCTTGAGCTACTTGCATCGTGGCTCCAGGTCGCACTCCGCCAATGACAATCGAAGTGGCAGGTAAGACATTCAAAATGCCCGACTCGGTAATAACATCCCCTGTATTAGGGGCACCGAGGCCGACTCCGGCTGTGATGGACCTCACTCCGCCGACTGCCTCATCTAGCTTCTTCTTGTCATCCGCACTCATATAACCCGCTGAGGTTTGAGTGGCTGCTGGAATCGTTACGATGGGGACTTGCCGGGTCCCTACCACCTGGATTGGAGACCCACCCTTCACCTGCTGAACAGCGGTGGAGATCGTCAACCATGTTCCCTTAGTATCGCTCCAGATGTACTGAACTACACCAGGGGGAACGGGGTCCTGAGGGTAGATCTGACCGTCCGTGGGGTTGCTTGGGAAGTTTAATGCGGCCATCTTAGATACCTAGGACTTGCCCACTGAAAGTAGCCCCAGCCGGAGGTGGAGAACTGAAAGTGATTTGGTTAGTTGTGATGACGTAGGCTTGGTTGGGGGTCTGAATGATACCGCCAACAGACACGAACAAGGAGGCTACGGAGGCAGGGTTGTAAGGTTGGCCTCCAACCGTGATTGGGAAGGTGACCCGGATGCCATTGAACTGAGTGGATATATCATCCAGAAGCTGGAACGACTGACCGTTTGGAACGAACAAACGCCCGCTGAATGAGGTTCCCGAGGGAGGGGGAGTTGTAAAGACGACCGTAGTGGTGTTTGCTACGAAGAACGACAGAGGCGTCGTTTGTAGAACTCCACCTAGAACAATAAACAGGTTAGCGGGTTGGGTGACGTTCTGAGTCGCTCCGTTGACCCTCAAGGAAAACTGAGTTGCTGTGCCATTGAACTGAGGAGAAATGTCATCCAGGATGACGAAAGCTCCGGTTCCTCCTCCTCCTCCATAGGCACTGATGACTCCGTTTGAATCAATGGTGACATTATTACCTGCTTTAACTCCCCCGATGTTACCACCTGCCGGGGGCCTAAGGAATACAGTTCCAGTGGTGGTAATGGGTCCGCCACCGATTCCGGTTCCAGTTTCGATGCGGGTCACACCGGAGAAAGCCTCCAGGGTTCCGTCGGGCAGAATTGTAACTCCAGCCCCAGCTTTAACACCCCCAATGGTGCCCCCGGTAGCCGGGAGAAGGGAAATGGTTCCGGACGTAGTAATAGGGCCGCCGCTGAGTCCTACGCCAGTGTTGATCCTGGAAACCGAGCCAATCTGAGACGGGAGGTTTCGAAGAATGATGTAGTCCTCTGAGGACATGGACCCGGGGCCCGTCTCACTAGCGGGTCGTATGTTGACAACGGGGACGGATACGGTTCCAGTAACAACGATCGGGTTGTTTCCAAGAACCTCTTGTACTGCTCCCGAAACGATGAGCCATGCTTTAATCTCAGCATTCCAGACATACTGGAAAACTCCAGCAACAGGGGTTGCCGGGAACAGCTGACCGTCAAAGGGAGCGGGTGGGAAATTAAGGGGCGTAAGAGCCATGTCGTGGAGGTCTGATGGCCTTCAATGAAAATGTTTTACCCTCAGTACCTTATCACTGGCAAAAGGGCTATGTTCTTAGGGCGAGTCTCGTTAAATCCTGACAATTCCGTTCTCAGCAGGTTTGTTTCAGCGTTGTCTATAGTCACACCCGTGAAAACAGAGAGATCCACTATGCCGATGGTGTTGAACGCTACGCCAGCATTACTTAGGTTGGTTGCAACTATCATGTTGGCTGAGTTTTGATCCAGGTTATAGTTGAAATATGCGTAGAACGATCCAGTGTTTAGGATCTGGATCGCGCCATTATTGAGGATGTTGAAAGGAAAAGTCATTGCTCCATGCGACAAGAGTTGGGTTACATGGAAATGCCCTGGGTCAACCACTGGGTGAGTGTGTCCGGGGTCTAGGGTTGCGTGTGTGTGCCCTGGGTCCACAATCTCATGATCGTGTCCGGGGTCATCTAGAATGTGAGTGTGCTCTATCTGTGGGTACCCGTGACTGTGAAGATCAACCGTGTTAGCCTGATACGTTCCAAATAGACGCCCCGGATCCAGAGGACTCTCAGGACCCCACCCTCGACAAAACCTGCCAACCAGATTCGGAAGGTTGAAGGTTGTTTGCCCATCCCCTGAGCCATAAATTGTACCTATCGCTCGGTAGAGTTGCTGATAACGAGACCGAGACACGGCGGACCCGTCGCAAAGTAAGTACCCAGGAGGCACCCTCTGGGTGCAGAACCACATAATACTCGCAAGAGGAATCACTCCTCCTTCAATCAAAGGAATGAATGAGCCGATGCTCTCCTCCTCTGTCATCTGACTGACTGGCAGAATCTCATGCGTGTTATCGTCGTACAGAACGAACACGAGGGACTCGTCTTTGTCTGCGAATTGTGCGGCAGTGATAGAAGCCATGTCAGTATTTGATGTACGGGAGGAGGCTCAGGTTGGGGGGTCTTGTCTCAATGCCCCCTTCCTCAAAGGAGGTGGTGATACCAGTCGTTGCTGGGTCCACTTCAATGCCAGTAAAGGAGTTCAAGTCTGAAAGTCCCGCATTGGCTACTTCTGCCCCGATGTTGGCACTCCTATCTTCAACTGCCAGACCGGCGTCCTTTGGATTCCATAGAACAGGGCAAGTTTGGTTGGAAGGTGTGTAACCAGGGGGAGTAAGGAACCAGTTATCAGCACCCTCTGAAATTGGGCCAAGATACCCGACCTCTGTTGTCTCTACAACGTGAAAATGTCCAGGGTCACTTACGGAGTGAGTGTGCCCCAAATCATTAGCCGTGTGAGTGTGACCAGGGTCTGTGACTGGGTGAGCATGACCGGGGTCTGTTACATCGTGGATGTGACCTGGGTCGGTGATTGAGTGCAAATGAGAGAATAACCGGTCTTCTTGGGTGGACGCGAACGGCCTGTCTGGGTCCAAGTTGTTAACTGGCCCCCAACCCCGGATGAACCTGTTCGTCAGGTCCGGGAGATTAAAGGTTTTTGTTCCGTCCCCAATCCCGAAGGTCGTCCCGATGACGGAAAATAGGATGGGATATTGAAGTCGCTTAACCGCTGATCCATCGCATGGCAGCCAGCCGCTGGGAGTTCTGAGGGAGGCGTACCAGATCAGGGTGCCAACCGGCACAGTCCCTCCTGGGACTGGGGGAACATATGGCCCGATGTTTCCGCCGCCTTTCACCCATTGGTCAAGGACGTTTGCCTGACCTGACCCATTTCCCGGAGGGACCGTCCAAGTCTTTCCCGTGGTAAGTAGGACAGAGACCAGTGATCCCCTAGCGTTGGCGTAGACAGCCGATGTGATTTGAACGTTGTTGGCTGCCATTTTAGGTTCGTATGATTGGTAGGAGGGCCAGATTGTAGGGGGCTGCACCACCCACAGCACCTGTCTCCTCGATAACGATGTTTGTGGCAGCAGGGACGGCGCTAAGTCCGGTTTTAGCCGTATTCAACAGCACTCCTGTTTCAGAGGTGTTAAAGGTAACACCAGTAAAAGCCGAGTCAACTCCAGTGATCCCTGTCTTTCCGCTCCATCCGGGGGGAGGGAAGAGCTGTTGCTGCTGGGTGACCATAACGTCAGCTGGGTCTTGACCGCATTCTCTCCCCAGAGCCCCCGCAGGGTTGACGAAAGCCTCTCTATTACAGTTACGAAGATTAGGGAAGTACCCGTGAGTTGGCAGGGGTTGAGAGGTGTGATTATGAAGGGACGTACTTGCGTGTAAGTGGAAAGAAGTCACTACGTGACTGTGGTCACCCCCTTGCAAGTTATGAAAGTGGCCCGGATCCGTTACTGTATGATAGTGGGTCTCATTCGGGAACATCCCGTGGGAGTGAACCCCGTTCATACCGTCTTGATAGGTGAAAGCATCCCTTCCGGGCTCACCTGTGCTTCGAATGAACCGACCTACTAAGTCTGGCAGTGTGAAAGTGAACGGGTCTGTGCTTCCGAACTCTGTCCCAAGGAAGTCAAAAAGAATAGGATAGTCAGTCCTAACGACATCCCTACCGTCGCAAAGAAGCCAACCCACTGGTACTTCCGGAGCTGCACTCCACATAATGGTCCCAGTGGGGACCCCGAGGTTTTGGGGAACGAGTGCCATTACCAGAACGTCACCATGTATTGATAATTCGCCAAAGCTTGCGTAGTATTGTAGTAGTTGCCTGAGTAGGTAAACTGAACTACATACTGCCCAGCAGCAGGGAGGCCACTGTTTCCGCCAAGGGTTACCCCAGTCGTCGGATAGTTCATGTAGTTGATGACCCTGAAGTTAGCTTGACTACCGTAGATGACTTGGTTGTAACCATTCGAGGAGTTTGTAACTTGGATCCCGGGGTACATAGTGCCGTACGATGACCCATCAGGGGACGTCCAGGAGAGGGAACCGAAGATGCTGAAACCGGTTGCCCCCGCTGGAAGAGTCGCAGTGTAGACCGTCACTGGAGTTCCGCCTGCTTGGCTAAGGTTGCCTGTCCACATTCCGGAGATAACGTTAGCAACGGATCCCGGAGGGCCAGCAGGGCCAGCAGGACCGGCAGGACCAGTAAGCCCTTGAGGTCCAATCGGGCCGGTAGCACCTGGAGTGCCAGTTGCACCAGTGGCTCCCTGTGGGCCAGCGGGTCCGATAGGCCCCTGGGCTCCAGTGGCTCCAGTGGGGCCCGCAGGGCCATTCGCACCTGTGGCACCGACGGGACCAGCGGGTCCTTGGGCTCCCTGAGCACCAGTAGCTCCGGCGGGTCCTGCAGGGCCAGCGGCTCCCGTAGCTCCAGTGGCACCAGCAGGTCCTTCGGGACCCTGGGGGCCAGCGACGCCTTGAGGTCCCTGGATGGGCCCCGCATTGACCCAGGTCGTTCCGTTCCAGATGTAAAGGTCAGAGCTGGCAAGCACAAGGTAGGCATCACCCTGGTCATTGCCAGTTGGGGGTAGAGCACCGACGGTTGCTACATCACCCATGAACTGGAGCCCAACTCCCGGTGTTCCCTGGGGACCCTCGGGTCCGGCAGGTCCGGTGGGACCTTGAGCTCCGGAAGAACCCTGAGGCCCAGTAGGTCCAGCAGCACCTTGGGGCCCAGCAGGGCCAGTTGGGCCAGCAGGTCCGGTACCTCCAGTGGAGCCTTGGGGTCCAGTAGGGCCTGGGACGCCTTGGGGACCGGTAGGACCGGCGACGCCTTGGGGACCTCGGGGGCCAACTTTCTCAGCGTAGACGGTCCCGTCCACAAGCTCAGAGATGGTTAAAGTTGAAGCTCCTTCGACGACTGTCAGGGTCTCACCAGTGTTGCTCAGGCAACGCACGCTGACGGAAGTGGTGGCCAGAGGGGTGAAGAGGAAGGTGTTGGCAGGTGTACCAGAGGAACTGTCAGTTGCACTCGAAGGTGTGACAACAACTGCACCAGCGTAGTCACTGTAGATAGGCTCACCGGTCGCGGTGTTAACCACGCCAAAGGTCTCAGCTCCAGTTCCAGTGTAATCTTCTGCGACAATCGCGAGACTGATCTCGTAGTTGCGATAGGGGACCAACTCAACGGATGTCCCGTCAGTGTCTAGGTTGAACGATGTTAGAGCAACCCACTGATCGAGAGCATCATCGTACTCAACTCCCGTCTGGTTGGCACCCATGGCCAGCGAGATGAAAGCTGGGCCACCAGCGGAGGGGTTTGGAGGTGGAACGTAAGCAGAGATCTGGCCACCACCGCGAACCCAGTCGTTCAGCTGCTGAGTGAGGGGGTTTTCAAATTGGTTCGGATAGACGATGGCCGTCGTTGCGTCAACGTAAGTGACCTGAACCGCAGACTGGCTGGTACTGTAGGCGTAGGCGGCTGAGGAGATAGCGGGCAACGACATGTCAGACCTTGATGATGGGGAGCATTGCGACGTTCTTTGGGCGGGTCTCACTGCCGCCGGTTGCACTGGTTGTATTGTCCTGAGCTGCAGAGTTGCCTGTAAATGTTAGACCAAAGCCTGGGCCTAGGTTGTCCGTGTAGGTGTGAGTGTGGGACTTAAACTCGTCGTTCTGATACGAACCGAAAATACGTCCATCATCTATGCCACCCGTGGCTCG